TACCGCTGGGCCATCGCAGGGGCGCCGGCGTGGTGTCTGCCGCGTCCTTCGAGGCCTGCCGACTGTCGCAACCGGGATCGCCGTCGGTGTCGTAGTCGTCGTCCTGACCCTGGTGGTGGGCGTGTCCCAGGCCACGGCGCGCAGGGCCGACCAGTGAACGCCCCACAGCTCGAACAGCACCAGCGCGAAGCCCTGAAGGCCAGCGCCAGGGTGAAGCTGGCGATCGACCACCTATCCGACTTCGTTCGCCAGGCCTGGCCGATCGTGGAGCCCGGCGAGCGCCTGATCTGGACCTGGCACCTGGATCTGATCTGCGACGTGCTGGAGCGCCTGACCCGCGGCGAGCTGTTCCACCACGCGGACACGTCGGACGATCCGGAACACGTGGCCCACCTGGGGGCCGACGGGGTGATCCGTCGCCGGGTGACGGAGCTGGTGATCTGTATCCCCCCCGGCTGTATGAAAAGCCTGATCGTGTCCGTGTTCTGGCCGGCCTGGATCTGGCTGCACCGGCCCACGGAGCGCCTGTTGGCCCTGTCGAACGACGACGACCTGGTGAAGCGGGACAGCCGGCGAGCCCGTGACGTGATCACGTCCACCTGGTACGCGCAGCTGTTGACGCTGAAGGCGGAAGCCGACGGCGTGCCGGTCGACCAGGCGACAGGCGAGCGCCCCACCTGGGGCCTGAAGGACGACCAGAACGAGCTGATCAACTATGGCACCACGGCCCAGGGCTTCCGCCAGTGCAAGCCGATCGGGGGGCGCGTCACCGGGAAGCGCGGCCACGGCCTGATCCTTGACGATCCCTACGATGCGAAGGAGGCGATCCTGGGATCGCCCCAGCAAGTTCTGAACCGTATGCTGGCGGTCCGTGAGAACTACTACGGCGTCCTGTCGTCCCGGCTGAACGACAGGCGGACCGGCTACCGCGTGCTGATCATGCAACGGCTACACCAGGCGGACCTGGCCGGCGAAATGATCCGCCGTGGGGCCTACTCCGTGGTCCTGCCTATGGAGTACGACCCGGATCACCCCGACCTGTGCCCCGACGATCCGCGGACAGAGCCCGGCGAGCTGCTCTGCCCGGCCCGCTTCCCGCGTGAAGTGGTCGACGGCCTGAAGGGCGACCTGGGCGCGCAACAGACAGCGGCCCAGCTCCAGCTCCGACCGACGGCCGCGGAAGGTGGGATCTTCAGCCGCGGCTGGCTGGCGCAGTTCTACACCTTCGATCCCCAGCGGTTCACCCAGGCCGACGAGTGGGCGATCAGCGTCGACTGTACGTTTAAGGGGAAGGCCGACAACGACTACGTCAGCATGGGCGTATGGGCCAGGCGGAAGCGGGCCGCGTTCTACTTGCTGGGCCGGGTGTACGCCCGGCTGACGTACACGCAGACGCGGACGGCCCTGCGCACCCTGCACGCCGCCTGGCCGCGGGTGGCCTTCGTACTGATCGAGGACAAGGCGAACGGCCCGGCGATCATTGACGACCTGGCGGAAGTGATCCCAGGCCTGATCGCGTTTAACCCCGACAAGTGGGGATCGAAGGACGCGCGCGCGCAGCTCGTCGCCCGGTACTTCGAGGCCGGGAACGTCCACCTGCCAGATCCCGAGGTAGCGCCCTGGGTGGGGGCCTACATTGAAAGCCTGGCCGGGTTCGGCGCCGGCGCCGCGCATGACGACGACGTGGATATGACCAGCCAGATCCTGATCTACTGGACGAAGGACGAAGGACAGAACGCGCTCGAGCGGGCGAAGCGCCAGGCGTCCCTGGTCGGGAACGTCACGGGGGGCTGATCGTGGCCCGGCCAGGCGCTACGCTGTAAAGTGACGACGGACCACGGGAGGCCCTATGTCATGGCGTGACCGGATCGCGGAAGTATTCAGCCCACGGCAGGACACGGCCCGACAGCTGATCCACGCAGAACCGACGGCACCCGCCAGCGTTCGCCTGTTGGCCCAGGTGGTCAACCGGATCGACAGCCTGGTCAACACCATGACCGGCCTGGGAACGGCCGCGGACAAGGGCCAGGCCGGACGGCCCAACACCCTACGGACCCGGCTGACGATCGAGGAGCTGACGGCCCTGTGGCGATGGAACGGCTACGCGCGCCGGTACGTCGCCCTGTGGCCCCAGGCGGCCACCAGGAAGGGCTGGCGCGTGGTGGACGACACACAGACCGTGGACCTGATGGAAGCAGAGGACAAGCGGCTGAACGTGGTGGAACGGGTCAGGGACGCGGCGACGTGGGCCAGGAAGGACGGGGGCGCCCTGGTGCTGCTCGTCACCACGGAAAAGATCCCCCCGGCGTACAGCTCGAACCCCCAGGCGTACCTGGCTGAACCCCTGGACCTGGACCGCCTGATCAGCGTGGACAACCTGATCGTCCTAGATCGATCGGAGGCTTCCGTCTGGAGCTACGACGGCGATCCGCGCTCGCAGAACTACCGGCAGCCCCTGATCTGGCAGGTGTCGCCCAGCTCGCCGGTGGGGAACGACGCCCTGTTCTGTTCGAGGGTCCACCACACGCGCGTCCTGTACTTCCCAGGCGCGAAGCTGCCGCCGTCGGTCAAGACGAACGTGGGCGACGGGTACGACGACAGCGCGATCGAGTCCGTGTGGGACCAGATCCGCGGCCTGACCAGTTCCGATCAGGCGGCCTACACCATGGCCCAGGAAGTGCAACAGGACGTCCTGAAGATCGCCGGCCTGGCTGCGCTCGAAACGGGCGATCAACAGGCCCTGTTCGATCTGCGTATGAAGACGCTGGCGCAGAGCAAGGGGCTCCTGAACATGATCCTACTGGACGAATCCGACCAGTTCGAGACACGGACGAACGCGGTCACAGGATGGAAGGATCTGAAGGACCACGCGCGGGAAGCCCTGGCCGCCGTCGAAGCCACGCCACAGACGATCCTGTACGGCGAGTCACCGGGGGGCCTGAACACCGACGGGGAAAGCGGCCACAGGTCGTTCAGTGAGGAGATCGCGGCGTACCAGCACGCGGTACTGAAGCCCCGGCTGGTCGACCTGTACCGGGCGCTGTTCCGTGCGAAGGAAGGGCCGACGAAGGGGAAGGAGCCGACGTGGTGGGACGTGGTATTCAATGCCCTTGACGAGCTGTCGACCATGGACCAGGTGAAGGCCGAAGGCGAGCAGGTGAAGGCCGACGCTCTGCGCGTCGAAGTGCTAGGCATGGACCCGGCCCACGTCCTGAAAAGCCGGCACGGTGAGAAGGGCTACCAGTGGGATCTGTTGCCGGTCGAAGGTGTCGAGGAGATCGACACGGCGATCGACGTGGACGCCATGGACGAAGCAGCCGCGGAAGCTGAAGCCCAGGCCGCGGCAGCTCGTGACGAACAGGCAGCGGCCGACGAGCAGGAAGCCGACGCCGACGGCGGCGAGTAATGCCGGTCCAGGCCTGCCAGCACCAGGGGCGGCCGGGCTTCCGGTGGGGGCCGACCGGGAAGTGCTACACGTACACGCCGGGCGACCCGACCAGCCGGGCGCGAGCCTACGAACAGGCCACCCTTCAGGGCCGGGCGATCCAGGCTCGCCGGCGCCAGGAGCGTCAGCACCTGGACCGCCAGGGCCGGCCGCGGCTGGGGGTCCGCTACCCTGACGTGATCGAGGCCCGTTACATGGCCTGGGCGCAGCGCCGCGTGAAGGACACCCACACGCTGACCATGCGCCGGCTGAAGGCCCCGCTCGAGCAGGCCGCCCCGGTGATCAACGAAGCCGCCAGGCAGGACCGGGCCGACGCCGCGGAACTGGTGGAGCTGCGCCGCGAGCTGGTGACGCTTCAGGCTGTCCGTGACTCGAAGGCGATCCGCGACAGGCGCCCCTGGCTTCGTCGGGACCAGACACCGGAGATCGAGGCGATCACCAGGCGCCTGATCCGGGTGGTCGACACCACGGAGCGCGTGTTCGGCAACCAGGCCCCCAGCGGCGCCGCCATGCTGGCGAAGGAAGCCGCGGCCATGGACGTCGGCGCCACGGCCCACCTGAACAGGTCGGTCAAGCGGGTGTATGGGATCGACGTGGCGCAAGATCCCCGGCTGAACCAGGCGCTCCGCGCACAGTGGGTGCAGGACAACGTCGACCTGATCACCACGATCGACAGCCGGTACTTTGACGACATACGCAAGGTGATCACGGAAGGCCTGGACGAAGGCGTGAACACCCGCGAGCTGACGGCCCTGTTCGGTGAACGCTTCCGCGTCAGCCAGTCCAGGGCCAGGCTGATCGTCCGTGACCAGATCGGGAAGCTGAACGGCCAGCTAAACCAGGCCAGGCAGACGGAGATCGGCGTCACACACTACATATGGCGAAACAGTGAGGACGAACGGGTGCGCGACGAGCACGAGCCCTGGCCGGCTGGCGTGGCCGACCACAGGTGGAGCTGGGCCGACGGTTCACCGGAAGGACACCCAGGCGAGCCGATCCAGTGTCGGTGCGTGGCAGAGCCCTTCATTTCAGATCCCAGCCAGCTACGGACACGGACTAGCTGATCGGTCGGTCCTGCTTTGACACCGGCTGATCAGCGCCCTATTCTGTCGCCATGGCGCGCAGCCACCCCGGAGTGATCGCCATGCCCCCGATCAGGGTTCGACGCACCGACAGCGCAGACGAGCACCAGGACGCGGCCGACACGCCCGACACCGGCGACGATCAGCGCGTGATCCGGTACGACCGGCTGGGCGACCTTCAGGCCATGCAACGGCGGCCGGACGGGTCGCTTCAGGTCGAAGGCTTCGCCGCGAAGCCGGGCGTCCTTCGGTACGTGTACGCCGACGGCACGGTGGTCCGCGAACTGGTCCCGGCCGACGAGCTGCACCGGCCCGACAGCCTGACCACGCTGGGGCAGGCGTCCGTGACGCTCGAGCACCCTGACGTGGACGTAGATCCCGACAACGTGGGGGCGCTGGGTGTCGGGAACGTGGGCGACGACGTGGACGTGATCGCGGATACGGGCTTCGTCCGTGTGCGCATGGTGGTCCGCCGTGCCGACGCGATCGCGGACGTGGAAGCCGGCACCAGGCGCGAGCTGTCGCCGGGGTACAGCGTCCGGATCGATCCGACCCCTGGTACTGATCCGGTGTTCGGCCCCTACGATGCGATCCAGCGTGATCGGCGTTACAACCACCTGGCGATCGTGGAAGCAGCCAGGGGCGGACCACAGATCCAGCTTCGAGCTGACGCGGCGATCCAGACGGACGACACCGATCAAGGCGTCGACACCGATCAGAACGACACCGGCGACAGCGACACCGACAGGACCGACAACAGCCCCGGAGATCCGACCATGCGAACCCTGATCCTTCCCCTGCTCCTGGCTTCCCTGACCACCTTCGGCGTGTCGAAGGCCGACGCCGACGAGCTGTTGGACCCCCTGAAGGCCGACGGCGACGACAAGGCCGACGGCGACGACACCCGCGACGACAAGGCGAGCCCGGCGACGACCCTGGTGATCGACACCCTGTCGCGCGCCCTGGACAAGCTGGGCGCGCAGCACGCGGACCTGAAGGGACAGCTGGACACGATCACCGGCGAGCGTGACGCGCTCCAGGCGCAGATCGACCAGGCCGGCGCCAGCGACGGCGACGGCGACGGGCAGGCCGACCAGGAAGGCGAGGAGCCCGATCCCGAGATGAAGCACGACGACCTGTACGCCTGGCACCAGGACCGCACCCAGCTCGAGGAGCTGGCCGGCGTCCACCTGCGCGACCTGAAGGCCGACGAGCTGGCGAAGCTGGACAGCGACGAGCTTCGCCGCCAGCTCGTGAAGGCGATCAAGCCGGACGTCAGCGACGACCAGCTGCGATCCGACAGCTACCCGCGCGCGTTTCTCGATCTCCACCGTGAGCTGACCCGATCCCCGTGGGACCAGCCGTCCCACGAGATCCGGGCCGACAGCACGGACGACGCCGACGACAGCGACGGCCAGCCCGTCACCCACGTCGACACCATGACCGCCGCGTTCGACGCCAGAAAGGGCGTCGACGCCTGATCAACCCACCGGAGAGGACCAGCCCATGACCATTTCCCAGCGCGCCCAGGACGTGCGCACCCGCTTCCGTCAGGCGAAGGTGGGCGACCTGGTGTCGTCCGACTACCTGGCGGAGATCGTCAGCCTGACGAACGAAGATCCCCAGGCCGTCCAGTCGGACACGATCACCGTGACCGGCGCGACGGCGGCGAAGACGTACACCGTGACGATCAACGGGATCGACGTCAGCTACACGGCCGGGGGCAGCCCCAGCACCACCACGATCGCGGCCGGCCTGGCCGACGCGATCAACGCAGAGCCCCGCGTCCGCGGCCAGGTCAGCGCGTCCGCGGCCGTCGCCGTCGTCACGCTCGTCGGCCTGTGGCCCGGTATCGCGTACACCCTGACGGAATCCGACGCAGAGCTGACCCTGGCGAGCGTCACCACGGCCGCCAGCGCAGACGCGATCCCCTTCGGCGTGCTCCTGATCGGTGACGGCTACGCCACCGACGTCAACGGCGAACAGGAGGCCTATGGGAACTGCAAGCTGCCGAAGGCGACCAGCTTCAGCGCCCAGGTGGACACCTTCGTCACTACCTACGTGCTGGACGCAGAGATCCAGATCGAGATCGAGCTGGACGGCGTGAAGTACCACGCCGCCACCACCAGCGCGGCAGACCTGGCGACCACCCTGACGGCCCTGGCCGCGGCGATCAATGGCGTCATGCCGGCGAACACCGTCCTGGCCGACGGGTCCAGCGGGACCGACCTGACCCTGACGGCGGAAGTTCCCGGCGCGACCTTCACCACCGGGTACGGGTCCGACGACGGGGGCGCCTCGATCCCCGTCATGTCGCTCACGTCGAACAAGGGGATCGCCACCAGCCTCGCCATGGCCGCCGTGGGGATCAGCCTGTACACCAGCGACGAGGAGCTGACCGCCGTGGCCGGCACGTCGATCGTGTACCCGGCGAACGCCGGCGTCCGCGTCTGCCGAAAGAGCAGCCCCGAGGGGATCTGGGTGTCGAACGCCCAGGCGCCCAGCGACGGCGATCCCGTGTACGTGGAAACCGCCGTCGGTGCCACCACGGGCCAGCTGTACAACACCACCAGCGCGACCCGCGTGCTGTTGCCGTCCGCGAGCTGGCGCCGTTCCGCGCGCCCGTCGTCCGGCGACAGCCTGGCCGCCGTCAAGATCGCCCTGTAAGGGAGGACCGCACAATGTCGCAAGTTCTGTTGATCGAAGGTGACGGACGCACCGCGCGCCCGTTCGAGCATGGCCCCGCGTTCATGGGCCAGCTGGCGATCGCCCGTGAGCACTTCCCCAGCTATCAGGAGTTCCTGAAGCGCCGGGACGCCCAGGTCGCAGCCGCCCAGGCGGCCGTGCTGCCCCAGGGGTCGAAGCGCCGGGACGCCCTGACCGGGGTGGGGCTCCACCAGGCACGCCAGCTCGAGTACGTCCACCAGCGCGTGCTGGAGGAAAAGCACCCGACCCCCAACGGCCTGTCCATGTTCCGGATCAGTACCGAGGTGCCGATCGGCGCCCGTACCCACACGGTCCGGCGCTACCTGGACGACGGCGAGGTGGCCGTGTTCCGCGGGTCCGCCCAGGACGTGCCGCGGGTCGGCGTGTCCCAGGTCGAGGAGCAGTTCCCGGTCCGCTACTACGTGACGTCGATCCGGACAAACCTGTTCGAGTCCCTGTCCAGCGACTACGCAGGCACCGGCGAGCTGGAGCGCAAGATGCGCACGGCCCGGCGCCTGATGGAAGCGTTCGCCAACCGCATGACCTGGGGGATCGGCCCCAACCAGAACGCCGGCCTGTACGGCGTGCTGAACTACCCCTGGCTCGCCAAAAAGGTGTCCGGCGTCCTGTTCGACGGCACGGCCAGCGTGGACGACGTGCTGGCAGAGCTTCAGAACGCCGCGAACTACCCCACCCAGGCCAGCAAGAGCACCTTTGCCCCCAACCGCTGCGCCACTTCCACCCGTGTCCGCGACTACCTGATGAATACCCGGCTGGGTTCGGTGAACGACACCACGATCGGGGAGTTTTTCACCAGGAACAACGCACACATCGACGCGATCGAGGAAGCGTGGGAACTGGAGGGGATCGCGGGTGCCGACGTGGACGGGATTCTGTTCTACAACGACAGCCAGGACGGCGTGTCGAACGAGATCCCCCAGGGCATGACGCCCCTGCCGGCGCAGACCTTCGGCTTCGACTCGATCACGTACCTGTGGATGGCCCACGGCGGCGTGATCATGCGCGACGTGGGGGGCAACCTGCTCCTCCTCGTGACCGCGGCCTAGCGCGCGCGGCTGTCCGATCTGTCCGCGGCGTCGTTCGGTCCAGGCGCCGCGGACAGCCCGGTCCCACGGGACCACCACCAGGACCGACCACCACCCAACCACCTGACACGGGGACCGACACCATGGCCGACGACACGATCAAGATCCGGAACACCACGCGCAACCAGATCATCCTGGGACAGACGAAGGACGCCGACGGGAAGCCCCAGGACGTGATCCTGGGTAGCACCGACGACCAGGCCGTCGCCGGCCAGCCCCAGCCAGAGATCGAGCTGGCCGGGAAGCTGTGGGACAAGCTGTCGCAGAACAAGGCGATCCGCCACCTGGTCGACGTCGGTCAGATCGTGGTGTACGGGTGAGCACGCCGGATCTGGTGCGAAGCCTGGCGCCGGCCTACGCCGCGCTGACGGACGACCAGATCCAGCCCTTCCTGAACCTGGCGATCAAGGCCCACACGGCGAGTCAGTGGGGGAACGTGTACCCGGAAGCGATGGCCTGGTACGCCGCCCACCTGCTCGCCACCGGGGGCGACCCTGTGGAAGCTGCCGCGGGTGGTGGGGGCGCCGTCGCCGGTGGCCCCCTGACCAGTCAGAAGGACGGCGATCTTGCTCGTGGCTACGGCGGCCAGGCGGCCGGCTACGGCGGGTCGAAGGACGCGTCGGTGCTGGACCTGTCACAGACGAGCTACGGCCGCCACTATCTGACGCTGCGCCGGTCACGAGCTGCGAGCGCGCCCCGCGTCGTCCGCGTGGTGTGACCATGGCAGCGGTCAACCTGGTCCGCGACGTGGACAAGGGCTACCGCGAGCTGTTGGCCCGTATGAACGACCTGACGAAGCGGCCCCGCGGCGTGTTCGTCGGCGTCCGCTCGAAGGACGGGGCGGAAGTGGAGCCCGGCCAGTCGTACAACCTGGCGCAGATCGCCGCCGTCAATGAGTTCGGCACGGAAAGCCAGGGCGAGCCCGGCGACATACCGGCCCGGCCCTTCCTGCGTTCGACCCTGGACGAAAACGTGGAACGGTACGGCCGGAAGCTGATCGACAGCTCGATCGAGCACCTGACCGGCGCCCGGCCGCTCGAGCGCGGCCTGGCAGAGCTGGGCGTGGTGGCCGTGTCCGACGTGCGCCGGAAGATCACAGCGATCCGCCAGCCGCCAAACGCCCCAGCCACGATCGCCAAAAAGGGATCGTCCAACCCCCTGATCGACACAGGACGCCTGCGAGCGTCGATCGACTATGAGATCAGGAGGATCAGGGAATGACGGCCCCGTTGCTGGGACAGCGAACGATCACCCGGCGCCGCTGGTCAGGTGGCACCTGGGGCAGCGACGGCCAGTGGACAGCCACCGGACCGACCGACACGGAGATCCTGGCGAGCGTGCAGGAAGCGTCGGCCCGCGAGCTGGAGCAGCTGGACGAAGGCGAGCGGGCCAGCGACCCGATCAAGCT